CTTTCGCTTTGTTTTTCCATCATGGTCACAAGCGAAAGGTTGCCAACGTAGACAGTGTATTTGCGGCTAAGTTCCGAGAAGTATTCGGTAGGACTGAACACGCTTACGCTCACATGGGCCACTATCACTCGGTAGACGTTAAAGAGACTAATTTAATGTTAGTCACTCAGCACAGAACCTTAGCAGCGCCAGACGCATACGCGAGTCGTGGTGGGTGGATGTCTGGTCGAGAGGCTCAGGTCATTACATACCATAAAGAGTTTGGGCAGGTTGCGAGTCAGACAATTAGCTATAAAATGATTTGTTAGGGGGTGACATGAGCGCAAAAGACTACCAAGTGTCGGGAGATCACTACGCCAATAAAGCTATCCAGCCGATAGACTATATACTCGCTAACGGTCTTGGGTACTGCGAGGGTAACGTAGTTAAGTATGTTTCCAGGTGGAGAGATAAGGGCGGCCTAAGTGACTTACTTAAGGCAAAGCATTACATTGAATTCTTGATTGAGGAGTGGGAACGTGATTGCGATAATGGTGTGTGATGATTGTGATGTCCAGATGCAGGAAGTCTTTACCGCACAGGAGAATTTTAAGCTCAATGGCTGGGTATGCCCAAGCTGTTTACACTTCGCGAAAGCCATCGGCAGAGAGCGCCAATTCACAATCAAGGATAAAAAAGATGATAAAAAGAGAAGCGTGTGATAAATGGTTCAGTGATGTTGTAAGAGAGAAGTCGAATTATACTTGCGAGCATTGCAAAAAGACTGACTCAAGAATGGAGTGCGCCCATATTTACGGGCGAAGATTGAAGTCGGTAAGGTGGTCGCTGGATAACGCTGTTTGCCTTTGTCATTGGTGTCATAGAGATTTTACGGAGAATCCATTGAAGTTTGCTGACTGGCTGAATCAATACTTTGGCGAAGGACACATGGAGATTTTAAGAGAGAAGCAGCGGGGTATCTTTAAAGCTACGCCCGAGATCAAGAAAGAAATATCAAAGCACTATCGAGATGAGTTGAAAGTTATGGGGGAGATTGAAGGCTACGAGCCGAGGAGTTACAACTAATGACGATTAATGATCTGCACGACGCGACACTGGTATTCAGACCGAGAAAACGAAAGCTAAGTATTGAGCAGGTGGTCGAGGCGATGGAGTTAAGATCAAAAGGGCTAGGCTGGGAAAGGTTAGGAATGGTTCTTAACGTAAGCTCAGACTGCGTAAGAAATAACGTTCTAGGCGCTCAGAGACACGGTTACAATTGGTGGCGTGTATGAAGTGGGAGATTTGGAAGGCTAAGATGCGAGCGAATTTGATAATGGCTCGGCTTGATCTGAAGGCGCTCAGTAATCGCATTGATGTGTACGATGTTATTATCTATTCGTATATGGTGTTCTGTATATACATTGTGATGGTGAGCGTATGATCTTACAGTTTCCAGTACCAGGCGATGCCGATCAGTCGAGGGTAACGATGGAAGTCGAGACAGATTCTATCAGCCTGTCGTATTCGTTCCATGAGCGAGATTTAGAGTCAGCCAGTAATCGCTTTTATCAAGCGTTAGAGGCGCTCGGTTTAGAGGTGAAACATGACTGATCTAAGACACAAGCTGGATAAGGAAACAAGAAAGCGCCACTTTCCAGAAATGGACGGTGGCAAAGGATCGAAGCCCCGAAGGGCTACGGAAGAAACTCGAAAGGCTTACGCTGAAGGGTGGGATCGTATATTTAAGAAGTGACTAATTGCAGGTTGGATTGCGGTTCTCATAGTCGGGCCAGCTACCTTTGCAAACCATTTCGGTATAAAGCCTGGCGCTATCTTCTTCAGCTTCAATATCTCCGTTGCCAGCGATACCAAGGGCGAGTAATACAAACAGTGAAGCCATGATTATTGCGGTCAATCGTTTCTCTTGTTTGTTCATTTGATTAGCTCCAAGTAGTTGCGTTTGATTAAAACTGACTGGCCGTTTGGTAGTGTCACCAGAAAGTCATTGTCTAGCCTATTTGATATGTAACCCGCTTTGCCTAGTAAGTCGCGGTTGACTACTGGCGCGGTGTGTTTGATTGATACAGTGTCGCCTATGTTCATGCTATCCCCTCGGCCGCTCATGCGGCCTGTTCCTGTTCGTTAGATTGTAGTGATTCGATATACTGCACGGCTTTTTCTGCTAATGCTGCGGCCTTGAATATGGCGCGTGGCTCACTCTTTAAACACTTGATCCAGTTGTTAAGGTATTGCGCGTGGTCTTGGCGTGGCTCGTTGGTGATACCGAGTAATGCACACTGAAACGCTGCGCCTAATTCCGCGACCAATTCTTCGAAAGCATAATCAGCATTTCCAAACTTGTTGCCTAGCTGTCGGTCGCATCGCGACTTGTGGCCCGTCCAGTGTGTTAGCTCATGCAGCAACGTGCTATAATAGTTCTCTGTTTGAGTAGAGTGTTCGCTGGCTTTGAACGCTTCCAAACTTGGAACCTGAATATAATCGGCGGTTGGCTTATAGAACGCGCCCTGCAAATTATTGAAACGGACATCAGCGCCCGAGTTAGAAACCCACTGATCGGCTGCGCTAATGCGTTCGGCCTCGGTAAGCTCTAAACACTTGGCCTCGTATCCATCGACTTGGCCAGCGTGAAACACCATGAAGGTTTTAATCATTGGGATAGTGGTTTCTTCGCCTGTATTCTTGTCCTCGACCGTTAAAGGCTTATAGAATACTACCTGCGTGCCCTTCTCGCCCTTCTTAACCTGCGCACCGATTGATTGCCACTGCTTATACGTCGCCCAGGCTTGGCCAGATAACCCGAGGATCATAATGTTGATACCCGAGTATCTGCGGCCAGTGATTGCGTTGGTAGGCATACCCGATAAGCCCTGCATTGGATTGATCCAGTTGGCGCCAGCTGATTCCATTTGCTGGACGATCTTGTTTGTGATTGTTTCGTATGTACTCATTAGTCTCACTCCCCAGTAAGAGACCGCTTACGCGGCCTTGTTTCTGTTTTCCATCATTGTTTTATGGTGTTCTGGATAATCAGCGTACAGTTGATCTAACTTGTTGCTGAAATAATCAAACTTCGCATTTTGGTTAGTCAATGCGCAAGTTGACAATGCGCGAAGCAGTGAATCGGTTCTGTCGAGAAAATCAAAGTAGGTCATTGTCTAACCCTCTTGTGTTGTGTGTGTGTTGACGCGCAATTCTAAAAACCATAGTCCAAGGTCATTAAAATACTTTGTGGCTTGCTTTTCTGCCTCTTGAAGATCACTTGAAAATCTCTTGGCTGTCTTTTTAACAATGCCAATTTCGGTCATGTAGTATAAAATATATTCTTTCATTGTCTGCCCTCCCAGGCTATTGGCTCCCCGTGAGCCGTTGAAGTGATTATTTATTAATAGGTGATATCGTGTCAATAGATATAGTGACAAAGTGTATAGATTATTTAGTTCTAAACGTTTGTGTTATTATTCCATTGTGTAAATAGATAGCGTGGTGTGGGTATGGCAGCAACCAATCCAGCAAAGCAAAGGGCAATGCGTCAAGAGCAGTTAAGAACCTACTTATCTGAGAAATGCCGACTTGAGCACGTCATTGATAACATTATCAAAATGGAAAAGCAGGGCGCTAGTATGGAAGCTAACGAGTTGACAGCTATTAAGTATGCGACCGATGCTAGGCTAAGGCTGATTAACAAGTACTTGCCTGAATTGAAAGCTACTGAAATGACAGGCGAAGGCGGTGATGATCTGGTCGTGTCGCTGATTAAACGTCGATTCGATGGTATCGAGTAATGCCTACAGTTGAGTATCACCTAAAGCCACAAGGGCAAGTGCTTCAGGAATTTGCCGATTGCCGAGAGCGCAACTCATTTCTTATGGGGCCGTTAGGTAGTGGTAAGACAGTCCAGACTATCCTTAAGCTGTTTGACTTGATGTGTGAGCAGGCTCCAGTTAAAGATGAACGCCATCCTAGTTACAATGTAAGGCCTTCACGAATCATTGCAGCGCGTAATACATACAGCGAGCTATTCAGTACAACAATCAAGGACTGGCTGGAAATACTTGGCGACCTGGGGGAGTTTAAGCAAGGTAATAAAGAACCGCCTACGCATCGTCTATCGTTTGGGTTAGAAGATGGCACAAGCGTTAGGTGTGAAGTTATCTTTATTGCGTTTGATCGACCAGAGCACGTTAAGAAGGCTCGGGGTATTCAAACCACTTGGGTGTGGCTTAACGAAGCCAAGGAGCATTCTAAGGCTGTTGTGGATATGCTCGACCTACGGGCTGGTCGTTATCCTTCAGCTAAGGAGGGCGTAAGGGCTACTCATTACGGGCTAGTCGGTGACTCGAACGCACCAGACGAAGATCATTGGTACTTTAAACTCGCTGAAGAAGATAGGCCCGAGGGCTGGAAGTTTCATCGACAGCCTGGCGGTGTATTCAAGGACGGTGAAGATTGGAAGGTCAATCCCGATGCTGAGAACCTGTCTAACCTGCCAACGGCTTATTACCATCGTGGTATGCAGGGCAAAACCGATGACTGGATAAAGGTCAATCTGGCTAATGAATACGGCTTCGTTAGTAGTGGTAAGCCAGTACATCCCATGTATGTGGATTCGGTACACTGCCAGCATCTAGACTTCGAGCCGTCAAAGGATATTCCAGTCGTGTTGGGCTTTGACTTTGGGCGAACCCCTGCGTGCGCGTTCGTACAGCGTACAAGTATGGGTCGATGGGTGTGCTTTGATGAATTCTGTTTGAGTGACTCGGGCGCTATAGACTTCGCACCACAGTTGAAACGGTACATAGATGCCAATTACCCAGATCACAAGTTTAGAGGCTGGGGCGATCCTTCTGGGGATAACAAGAACCAGGCTAATGCCGATACACCGTTTAAGATCTTAAGGGCAGCAGGTATCCCATGCTCGCCTACTAACACTAACGACCCTGCAATGAGACGTGCGGCACTTGAGTTACCGATGAAAGAAAACTGCATGGACGGTAAGCCAAGGTTTATTGTACTGCCAAAGGCTAAGATGATACGCAAGGGCTTGCAAGGTGGCTTCTGTTATCGACGCATTCAAGTATCTGGTGATCGGTACACTGACGAACCAGACAAGAACGAATACTCACACCCCGCAGAAGCTCTTGAGTACGCTTTACAAGGCGAAGGTGAAGGCAGACAGGCGCTGACTAGGGCTAACACGTTCTCGCGTCC